ACTTGTTGTACACGATCTACCACAAGACAGTATGTATGACAAGCTAGCCAATGGCGGGTGGGAACAGTTTGATAAGATTGTATTCGTAAGCTACTGGCAACAACAAATGTTCAATGCCTATCGTGGAGTACCTTACTCTGCTGGCACTGTCATTCGTAATGCTATTGAGCCTATTGAGGTACATGAGAAGCCTACAGATAAGATACGTCTAATATACTTCTCTACGCCTCATCGTGGTCTAGACCTTTTGTTTGCGGCATATAAGCAGTTGTCAAAAGAGTTCGAGAATGAGTTAGAACTAAACGTCTACTCATCTTTTGGTCTCTATGGCTGGGAAGCTAATGACAAACCATACGCTGATCTATTCAAACAGTTACGTGATCACAGACACATCAACTACCACAAGTCAGTATCTAATGATAAGATACGTGAAGCGTTGAAGCAAAATCACATACTGGCTTATCCTTCTACATGGCAAGAGACATCTTGTCTCACACTGATCGAAGCAATGAGTGCAGGTCTATACTGTCTACACTCATCACTGGGTGCATTACCAGAGACTTCGTTTGGTATGACTGCTATGTACGACTACAACGAAGATCCACAGCAACACGCCAATCAGTTCTACAGTGAACTTAGAACTTCCATCTTGCTATATAAAAATAAGAACCAGAGAAAAGCTATCACAAAACGGTTAGCCAATGATAAGGTCATATGTGACTTTCATCATAATTGGACAACCAGAAAGCTAGAATGGAACAATTTATTGAAAAGATTATTGAATTAGGGGTTGACAATGGTTTTGAACCATGCTATAGTGACTTGTAATTCAAAATAGGAGGAGCACATGGCTTCACAAAAACAAAAAATTCGTGAGCAGATCGCTAAAGATCGTGGACCCTTACCAAAGGCCAAGCGAAAGCGCAAGCCCATGACTGAAGAACAGAAAGCGGCTGCCGTTGAAAGACTGGCTGCGGCACGTGCTAAACGTGCGGCTAAATCAGGCCCACCTAAGAATATCCATCCAGATGTTCTTGCGTTGCCAGAAGATGACACGCTATCTGTGAAGAATGTCCGTAGCTGGATCAAAACGCAAAAAGACTTGTTGTCGGCTGCCCGTCAAGAAGTACGTGCTAACGTGAAGGGTGCTGTAGCAAAAGCATTACGACACGAAGGGTACATTCGTAATCTTGAGCGTTACATTCGTGACGGTGTTTACTTAGACATGTTCTATGGTGAGCATCAACAGAACCGAATCAAGAAAGTGTGCCACGTTATGGCATACCATCCTGATGGTACACCTAAGCGTTCATACGGCGTGTGGTATCCTGACCTCGGTGCGACTTACTTAGGCCCAGGAAGGATAGAGCGTGACGGCGTAATCGAAGAAGTAGATTATGTCTGATAATGTTATCGACTTTCGTGCCCGTAGGGAACAGCGTTTAGCAGAAGCTATAGAAGTGAGAAAGCGTAAGATCGAAGAACTGGTCGAGCGTGAAGACTTTATAGCAGACTTCGCTATGGGCGCAACAATCGATATAGTCGAAGCCTCATATGAATGTGGCTTTGACGTTACACAAGACCCTATTGCTATTCGAGATATCATGATGTTGATGGAATCAGTGTCATCATTATTGAATAGGACAAAAGGAGAACGTACTGCATTTCACGATGTCACAGATGGTGTATTTACCTGGGATGAACGTAAGTGCGAAGAAGTACTCCAAGATTTCTTACAAGATACAGAAATTTTTACTTGACAACCGACCTATTCTATGTTACTATATAAAATCATAGATATGGAGAAATTATTATGATCTTAGTAGACCTAAACCAGGTTATGATCAGCAACATGATGGCGCAGATCGGTAACCATAAAAACGCAATGATTGATGAGAATATGCTACGGCACATGATCCTCAATACACTGAGAGCCAACCGCAAGAAATTTCATGCTGAGTTTGGCGAACTAGTCATCTGTGCAGATGACAAAAACTATTGGCGAAGAAAATCTTACCCTTACTATAAGGCTAATCGTAAGAAACATCGTCAAGAATCAGAGTTAGATTGGAATGCAATCTTCACGTCTCTCAATAAAATTAGAGACGAACTCAAAGTATACTTCCCGTACAGAGTGCTACAAATTGAAACTGCTGAAGCAGATGATATCATTGGTACTATCGTACACAGAGAGGGTGTCGATCTAAACATTCCTAGTGCAGAACCTATTCTTGTACTATCGGGTGATAAAGATTACATTCAACTTCACAAGTACGCTAACGTAAAGCAGTATGATCCAACACGTAAGCGTTGGGTAACACACTCATCACCAGAAAAATATCTCTATGAGCATATCATCAAGGGTGATGCAGGTGATGGAGTACCGAATATCTTGTCACCAGACAATTGCTTTGTAATCGGTGAGCGACAGCGACCAATTACGCAAAAGCGACTAGAAGAATGGCAAGACATAAATAACATGAAAGATGAAGTGAAGCGTAACTACCTGCGTAACAAGTCCCTCATCGATCTTGGACAAATACCTGATTACATCAGAAATCAAGTCCTTGATGAGTGGACAAGTGAGAATGAGAAAGACCGTTCGCAGTTGTTGAATTATTTCATTCACAACAAACTAAAAAACCTTATGGAAGTAATCTCGGAGTTCTAATTATGAGTACAATATCCTTGGCTGAAATCGTAAACACAGCCTGTGAAATGAAAACAAAGGAAGAGAAAGTTGCTTGGTTACAAAAGCACAACTCTAAACCTTTACGCAACATAATGAAAATTATGTATGATAAAAGCTTGAAGCTAAACATACCTAATTCAGAGCCACCATACGTGGCGTCTGAAATGCCTGAGTCTCATGGTCTGTTGTATCGTGAATCTCGTAAGCTACAGTACTTCGTAGAAGGCTTTGGTGGTGACCACATCAAGCCCGTTCGTAGAGAACAACTGTTTATTCAGATGCTTGAGTCTGTAGATAAACAAGACTCTCAATTGCTGTTGAAAATGCTAAAACAGAAACCACTCAAAGGTCTGACTGCTAAAGTATTGCAGGAAGCATTAGGTGATTTCATTCCCGTAAAGAGTTCATGAGAAGAGAAGATACAAATGTCCAAGCGCAAGAAATTCCGGAATTGGTACGAGGACGAGGATGTTGAGGATCGCAGAGATGAGGAGAAGTTTCGAAAGAAAGACTCCAAGCGATATGATGCAAAGAAGTCTGCCATTCAACGGGCTAGAAAGCAAAAGGCAAAACAAAAAAATTCACTTTTATCGTAAAATACCTCTTGACAATTTGGATCAGTAGTGTTATACTAACTGTGAAATAAAGAAAGAGGTATAATATGAAAATAAGTGAAAAGTTGATATTGACAGATTGTGATGGTGTTATTCTTGATTGGGAATACGCTTTCACTCAATGGATGATTAGGCACGGTTACAAGTGCAACGGTTGTGAAGACAGCTACGATATTCACACTAGGTTCAATATCAACAAAGCAGAGTCTAAGAGGCTCGTAAGAATGTTCAATGAGAGTGCCGCTATTAGAAAGCTACCACCTCTCAGAGATGCTATGAAGTACATAAAGAAACTTCACGAAGAACATGGTATTATCTTTCACGCTATTACTAGCTTGAGTAAAGATCAGTATGCATGTCATCTCAGAACTAAAAACTTGATCGAACTATTCGGACCAACTGCATTTGAGAAGTATGTCTATCTAGACACTGGTGCAGATAAAGATGAAGAGTTGGCTAAGTACAAAGATACTGGCTGCCTCTGGGTTGAAGATAAGCCTGAGAACGCCGTATGTGGCGCCAACTTTGGTCTTCAATCTGTTTTGATTGAACATGATCATAACAAAGATTTTTATCACGAAGATGTGCAAAAAGTATCTTCATGGAAGGAAATCTATGAAATGATGATATAAATACCAAAGTGATGGTAAGTATTGAAGCAGTCCATCTAGGGCTGCTTTTTTTATAGGAGAATGAAAAGTGCCAATATACAGTTTTGAAGACACCGAAAGCGGTGAACAATTTGATATGATGATGAAGATAGCCGATAAAGAAACTTGGCTAAAAAAGAACCCCCACATGAAACAAATTATAACTAAAGCACCCGCCTTTAGTTACGATTCTGTGGGACTAGGTGCCCGTAAGACCGACGATAACTTCAACTCGCTACTAAAGCATATCAAGAAGGGAAATTCCAAGG